AGTTCCTACAATATCAGAGGCACGTAGAAGTCGTGCCTCTGGTGCTCTATGGTTTGAGAAAGGCGATATTGTAGATGATATTCTTCATCCAGAATGTAAAGAAAGAACCGCAAGTGAACTTAAGTCTGGAGAACACAGCATGAGCATTAAACGAGAATGGCTTGAAAAAGCAAAAGAGGAATGTTCTCGTAATGATAAAACTATGTGTCTTCCGTTCAGATTCAAAGAAGATGAAAACATCTATTGCATTTTTGAAATGAATGATATTGCAGATTTAGTTACAACAATGAAAGCTTACATAAAAGATAATGAGCTTAAAGAAGCAGAAATTAAAAGATTGCAAAAACTTCTTAATGAGAAGTAATCGGGAGGTATTATGGAAATAATTACAAATGTTAGTATTGATAACGAAGTATTTGTGGCATGTACAGAAAATAATACAATGTACACAACAACTAAAGATATTGCTGAAAAATTTGGTAAACAGCATAAAAATGTACTTCAAGCCGTCAGAGATTTGGTAGCTGGAAATTCAGCCGCCAAAAATATGTTTCATGAAGCCACTTATGAAAACAGAGGTAAGCAATACCCTATGTATCTTGTAAATAGAAATGGTTTTACATTATTAGTTATGGGATTTACAGGTCAAGATGCTCTTGAGTGGAAAATGAAATATATGAATGCTTTTAACCGTATGGAAGAAATGATTCGTACAAAGTTTACTACATTAGAACGCCAGCAGCAACAAAATCAAATGCCTCAGCGTGGAAGCAAGGAATTCTTGGCGTTGGCATTAATGGATGCTCAGCAAATTATCGAAGAACAGGAAAGACAGTTAATTGATGCACAGCCAGCAATTGTATTCCATCAAGCTGTTGCGGTTACAGAAGATACAATTCTTGTTAGAGATTTTGCTAAATTGGTTACTCAGGCTTTACGCCAAAACGGTTTCAATGTTACGATTGGTGAAAAGAGATTATTTGAATGGTTTAAAGATAAGGGTTACTTAATTAAGCAAAAGTCTAATTCTTATAATATGCCTACCCAAAGAAGTGTAGACATGAACCTTTTCAAGATTAAGGAAACAACAATTCAGGGAGACCATGGACCACGTATTAATAAGACTTCCAAGATTACTGGTAAAGGTCAGGAATATTTCATGGATAAGATATTGGAAATCTATAAAAGTGGTGGCACAATAACTGTATAGGAGGATGACATGAGTAAAAGAATTAGAACTTTATATGATAGAGAACAGGAAGAAATGCAGCGTGAAGCTTATCAGGCAAAGAAAAAACCTATGTACACCGAAATTAGAAGAGGTGATATTTTCTATTTCGATAAGGGTCCCGTAACTGGAGTAGAACAACAGGGTGGAAGACCGGGTGTTATCGTATCAAATGACGCTTGTAATAGTAGCAGTGATTTTGTATTAGTATGTTATTTAACTACTAAGCCAAAGACATGTTTACCAACTCATGTAGACATAATGTGTGAAGAAAAGTCTATCTGTTTATGTGAGCAGGTACATACTCTTTCTAAAGAAAAAATGCAAAGATATATTTGTACTGCATCTACTGAAGAAATGAAAGAGATTGATAAAGCTTTAGTTACAGCATTGGATATTGATTTCACAAATATTTTACCAGAAGATTATATGAATATTGTTTTAAATGCAAAAGATGAGTTAAAAGAAAAAGATGAGCTGATTACAAATCAGGATGAATATATTAAAGAATTACAGCAACAGCTTGCAGATTGCAAGAAATTAGCACAGTATGAAGAAGAAGCAAAAGCTGATAATTCTGAATATATAAAAGTATGTGCCGAAAGAGATGTGTATATGAAGCTGTATAATGACCTGTTACAAAAAGTTATTAAACAGATAAAAACAGCTATTATATAAATAAATCATAAGGAGAAAAGACATGAAGATTATTAAAGCTGGGTATGAAATAATGCCTAATTTTGAGAATCCGCTGAAGAAAATCGAACTTGTAGCAAGAACATGTTATAAGTCCGAAGATTTAATTACTGAAGATTCATGTGTTAAGATGGTTGAGAATCTTGTTAAAAAAGGACATCTTGCCATGCTTGAACACGCTACACTTGCGTACATTGTAGACCATGCAACATTTGAGCTGGTTGCCAACATTGTAAACAATCTTGAGATAAATGTTTTTGAAGGTGTAGAACGTTATCCAGTTAAATCTTTTGTAAGATTTACAGCTCATCATGTTGAAGTTGAAGGTGAAGATGACCCACTTGTAGACAGATTTATTATTTCTGGTAACTTAAGAGCGTATGCAGAAATGTTCCAGTTATTGCTTGATGCAGTTTCTTTCTTGCCAGAACAGTTAGTTACTGCTGTTGCAGAAGATTCTAACGGAGCAGTTGATTATCGCCCTTGCTTAGCAGACGGTGAAATGGGCAGAGCAGGTATTAAACTTATTACGGATTTTAGTAAGCTGTCTCTTAGTGAAAGAGTAGTACATGAAACATTAACTGTTAAGTTTACAGTGGACCGTGGAGTTACACACGAATTTGTTCGTCATAGACCTGCAAGTTTTGCACAGGAATCTACACGTTACTGCAACTATTCCAAAGGTAAGTTTGGTGAAGAAATTACTGTTATTGAACCTTGTTATTTAAAGAGACCTGAAGGTGATGAAACACTTAGCACTGAACAATGGGCTGAAAGATACGGTGCATGGGAACATGCTTGTAAAACAGCAGAAGAGTGCTATTTCAGAATGTTAAAAGATGGTGCAACACCTCAGGAGGCAAGAGCAGTTCTTCCTACATCTACTAAGGCAGACCTTATTATTACAGCTACTGTTGAAGAATGGCTCCATATCTTAGATTTAAGAGCTCTTGGTGTTACAGGCAAGCCTCATCCTCAGATGTTAGAAGTTATGGTGCCTCTGGCAAAAGAATTAGCTTCTAATCAGCTTAAAGACTACGACAAGTTTACAACAATTAAGCAGATACTGGAAATGGAATAATGCCAATAGAAGACGCTTTTGTTGTGTGTAAAGAAATTAATCCTGAGACGGGCGAAAGTATGGTATATGATATAGGGTGGGTTGTAAAAGATGATATAAATCTTACACGTTTACAATTAAGACAAAGATACAATCACACCCTTAAATACTATGCTATGTCACCAGAAGGGTATAATTCAAAGGATTATGTCGTAGGTCTTATTAAAAAAGGATTGAGCAGTAGCATGTATACTTATGTATAAAGGAGTTTAAAATGAACCCGTTAGAATTTTATGGCGTATTACACACTGCACTTACAGACAAGATACAAATGAGTAATAAAGAAACATTTACAAAAGAAGAAGTTTTAAAAATGTTAGATAAAATAGGGGAAAATTATAAAAAAGCCATTTGTAATGGAAGTTATATTTTCAATATTGAGGAACTAAATGGGAACTCTGTTACCATAGAAGATGACGAATATGTTGTAAAAAAACTTTTGACCGAAGAAAATAAAAGCTTGTTATTTATTCAGGTAGCAGAAAAAGAAGACCCTATTACTGATTCAGATATTCAGATATTAGCTGAAGCAATACAAAAAGGCGTTGCAAAAAGTTCTAACATATCTGGAGTAATAATTGTACCACCTAATATGGATGTGTCTTTGATTACAGCTTCGTTGGATAAGTATCAAGATATTAAAGGTTTAGAATTCACTGAAACTGAAATTGATATGATAAGCAAACTACAAGATGAAATGTCATACATAAACAGTTATGATGATATACTTACAACAATGCCTAAATATTTTAGAAGTAAGAAAACAGGAATGTCACAAATCTATAATAGTTTCTTTGGTTCTTCTGGCAGCACTACAAATGGCGATAAGTATTAATGTAACATTTTGTTGCATTTTTATTAATTGTGTGCTATAATAATACCATAATATTCAAGGAGGTATTTATTATGCCAGTAAATGAAAATGTTAACGGAACCGACATCAAGAAATGTCCTGATTGTGGATGTGATATGGTTAAGACAAGTGATAATGACCCATTAGTAATGGAGTATACAAAATACAAATGCAGTGGATGTGGAAACGAACACAAAGTATATGAAGAATAACAGGCAGGGCGAAAGCCCTGCTTTATTACAAGGAGGATTTATTTATGGAATTTTATGTTGATTACATTGTAAAAGAGGAACAGGGTGTTGTTATTTGTGTCATTTCTGGTTGTGAATTTGACGCTGTAGAGCTTGTTAATAAGCGTACTAACTTATTTGAATGTCCATGTGTTCCAGAAAAGTTTGCTATCAGCGATAAGTACAAAGGCGTTGCTAGATGTACTTCTGATGATACATTTAACCTTGAATACGGTAAGAAGCTGGCATTCAAGAAAGCTTATCTTAAGTACACAAAGGCTCTCGAAAAGAAGGTAAGATTCCTTGCTGATGATTACAAGAAGTATTCCGATAAGATGCTTGCAGGCTTTGAAAAGGCTCGTCATGAAGCGTTAAGAAAAGCAGATTCTGCTTTTGCTGGCTATCAGAAGATTTTAGAGGAAGCGAAATAATGAAACAGCCTAAAAAATTAAAACGGGAACATAAGATAGAAATATCTAAGTTAAGACCAGAATTAGATTTAGCTAAGTATAATTTAGTATCTGTTGATGATAATGAATACATACTTATTGAATCTGATGAAAGAAACAAAGAAAGAAGTTTTGTTGTTATCCCTAGATAACAACTGGGGGACGGTGCATTCGCACCGTCCCCTGATATTTTTTATTCTGGTTTGATTTCTTCTAATTCTGGAGTTTCAAAAGGTTTTAATGGTTCAGCCGCTTCTTCAGCCTGTTTTTTAGCTAAGATAGTCTTCATTTCCATTAAAGCATCTTCGATAATTTTCTTAAGAGTTTCTTCTCTTATAATCATACTTAAGATAGGATGCTGAGCTTTTATCGTACTGATAACTTCAGCAAACTTAATCTGTCCTGTTTTGCTACCCCATTCTTCTTCAGCTACAGTCACTAAATAGAGTGCTGCTTCGTAAATACCTTTTTTACCTTTTGCCACCACATATACTACCACACAAGCAATAATAACTGCCAAGAGGATAACATAAGGGTTTTCAGCTAAACTTTTTACCATGTCGTTAATAATAGTCATTTCAACTTACCTCCATTTTCTGCTATATATGTTTTAATTTTTTCTATAGCCATCTTTCTATGTTTTACAATAGTAATTCTGTGACAACCATATATACTTGCTATTTCAGCATCAGTTTTATGTTGCACAAAAGACATTACTATCAATTCTCTTTCGTATGATGTTAAGCTTTTAAACTCTTCTCCACATGTATTCCCATTGGTCCAATTAAAGTTTAATGACTCCATTTCATATGGGTCAACGTCTTCTTCTCTAAGAACTAATGAATTACATATTTCTAATTGTTTTTGTCTGTCTGTTTTTGTTAACATTTTCTCTAAAATCTTATCTGTATCCATGTCTTTTAATATAACTCTCATTCCAACTTTATCTATTGTTGAGAAATTAGCTTCAGAATTCTTACAAATGCTTGAATGTGTTATTGATTCTGGCTCAAATTCGCTTTCAATACTAAACATTTTAAGATGAGCTAATGGGTCGCCAACAATTTTAGTTAAAGAGTTATATGCATCGAAATGGAAACACTTATTTACGTACATATGAAATGTACCATTCTCTTTATGGTACACATCTCCTTCTTTAGTTATTTTATATTTATTTGCCATATTTAATAATGTGCAGGTTAATTCATTGTATATATCCCAATATTCATATTTAGAAAATAACTTTTGAATTTTAACACATGCATCACTAAATAATATTCCCTTTTCATTACTATTCTTTGCTTTTTCTCTATCGCTCTTTGAGATAAATAAACCAATGAATTTAGTTAATGATTTATCGTAAGGTCTTACGAATTTACTATTGTATTCTTCAAGTTCTTTCTCTTTGTTATAGTATTCTCCATGATATCCATAACAGATGAAGTCTGTATATTTTTTAATGAATCTATGAAAAACACTAACTATGTATTGGGCGGCTTCTAAATTACCTGATTTATATAATAACAGGTTATTATTAAGCTCCGCATAATCTTCCTCCGTAAACTTTTTGTATTCCGTAGGAAATGCTCTATCAAAATCCGCCTTAGTTTGTTTAGAATAAGAATAGACAGAATCATTAAAAGAAGAATACGAATCTATACTTTCTTCAAAATCATCGTCAAATTCCATATCGTCTTCTAAGTACTCTGTCATATCTTTCTCAACTCCTAGTTTTATTCAGGTGAGCAATTCCAATACAAACCGAATCATACATATCACTAGTTTTCTTTTTATTTTGTTTGTCACTGTAAGGTCCTATTCTATCTGGTAAATCAGGATACAGTTCAATTATTTTATTTGCAACTTCTTCTTTAGAAGCATTGCCGCTAAGACCTAAATTTTTTCTTGTTTCTTTAGGCTCTTGGGTAAATACTTCTGCACAATCAGCAAACATAAAGTGGCATATAATAGCACCTCTAAGTTTTGATAATTGTAAACCCGTTTTTAAATTCTTTGAATGGGAAAACCCGTCTTCTAATGCTATCTCTTTAATCGGAACAGGGTTAGAACAATTGTGTTGTACAAACACATTGTCTAACTCTGTAACAATGCTTTTTATTCTTTCATTTTCAGGAATATCTGGTTTAGTTATGTATCGGCAGCACTCTATTATTTCTCTGGTGTTAGCATCAATAATAGAGTAACCTGTCGAGCTTAAAGACGGGTCAATAGATAATATATAGCTCATTGGAATCACCTACTGACATTATAATATTTTTTGAATTATTTGTCCAATTCTTTTGGAATAGTTTCGTCTACAAAAGTAAACTGAGGACTTTTCCCGTCAAGTGCTTTGTCTTTGATTTCTTTTTGTAATTGTTCGTTTGCAATAGTTTTGTTATCATCTGTAATAGTCATTTCACCAAACTGAGTTTGCATTTTCATCATAATGATTCGCCTTCTTTCTTAATATAGTTTTCACATTGATTCCTATAGGTACAATGGAAACATCTTGTATCAGGACATATTGTATAGATGTCATTTCTAATACACTTAACTGTATTGATTACAGTTTGTTTCAGCATATTAAAATCTTTTGCATCTCTAAATGATGGTACATTCTTTTTCTTGTATATGTTAGCATATACAACTTGATAATCTTTAGAGGTAAATGTTTTTTCAAATGCAAATGCGGCAGCTGTGAGTTCTAAATCATATCGCATCTGCATTAGGGTTTGGAATTTATCTTTTCTATGCTGGAACTTTATTATCTGAAATATGGGATTATTATTATCATCGTGGAATTCTCTTATATATTCCCATTTACCAGTTAAAACAATATTGTTTGTAATGTTAACAGCATAGCCTTTATTTATTAGTATAGGATATTGACTACCTTGTTTCATTAAATCATGGAAAGAGATTAAGGTTTCTATTCCATTCTTTCTAAGCAAATCATGTCTATCTCTCATAGAAGCAGATGGGGTAGTCATTAACTTTATCATTGTTTTGTCTTTAATCCAGTATTTTCCCCACATTCTAGTAAGGAAACCTATTTCAACATTACTGTTGTTTTTTAATGCTGTAATATAAGAATAAAAGCAACTTCTAAGCAGTCTATCATATGCTTCTGTTAGATTTTCTGAACCGGAATTATTGTATTTGAGTTTGTAATATATAGGACAATAGTTATAGTCTAATATTTCCTGTATATCTATTTTAAAAACGTGGGAGTTGTCTACCTGCTCGTAAACCATGTTGCCTTTCTGCTAATAATCCCGGGGTCTCTCTGTCGCATCTGTCAAACTGAGCTTGCTGACAACCCCAATGGATTTGCCATTTAAACTCTCTTTTTCTTGTTGCAGGGTCTTTACTGAAGTCCTCTGGTAACATTGTTTTACCGCAAATACGGCATACAATATATTCCCCCGGAGCAGGAGGAGTAGGTAGCATATAGTTTCTACCTTTCTCCTTTTCCGCTTGGAGAGAATAGTCTTGGACTTGTTTTACATATTCAGCTAATTCTTCATTACTTGGAATCGCCATTATTATCACCTACTATTCTTTTACTAAGTTCCTTTATAGAATCCATTATAGCATCTGAAACGTAAATAATAAAGTTCTTTCTCTTAATCATTTTATCTCTGTCTGCATAAGTATGGCTACAAATTGGAATTTGGCATGTTTGACAGGATACATATAAATGACTTGCCTTATTTACACACTTGCTACAGATTGGACAAGGATTATATCTTGGGCAGGTTTTTGTTTTAGGTTCTCTTTCTTCGAATATATCTTTATTGTTTCTCATAAGCTTGTCGTTTTTATCAAGTTCTCTTCTAAGTTTTTGTTCATCGAACTTTGGCATTCCTGTAAGCGGGTCTATCTGTGTATCAGATTTTGCCATGTCATAAAGACCCTTTAAATAATTATTCATCATTGTCGGTGTCCTCCTCACAAACATATTTATATACGAATTTTCTAGCTTCTATTTCTAAATCTTCTAAAGTACCACTATTATTAATGATGTAGTCATAATCATAATTATCAACATTAGCATCTGATATATTTGTTTTGATTGCTTGAGTGCTATCTCTTTTTACAAGAATTGTTTCAGCATTAAATTCTTGAACGGCTCTTTTGATTTCTTCTGGTTCTCTAATATGCAGGAACAAACACGAAGCACCACTAATGGTAAGGAAGTTTGAAACTGTATGCTTTAAACAGTTAAATGACATGTCATTGTATTCTGTGGTAAGAGCTTTTAAATCAGATAAAAGCTTTCTATCTTTATCTGTTTTGGATACTCCATCCCAACCTATTTGCTTTGCTATTAATTTTACCTTATCGACTGAAGAATAATTTATTGTAGGTACAACCTTTGATACCATTTCTACAAATGTATCTTTTCCTACACCGCCACTGCCATTAATAATAAAGACTTTTTTCATAATACCCTCCTATATAACCCAGTTTGTTTTAGTTGTGCTGAGTCCCTTGTCATTAAATTTAAGTAAAGCTTTTTTAACTTTTGCGTTAGTGTCTACTTCTAATTTTTTATTAGAACATTTATCCAAGAAGTCTGCCATAGCCCAGCTGAAACCAACTGTTGCATTTTGTGTAGAGTTGAATATGTAAACAGAATAACATTGATTCATTATTTCTGTTTTGATGTAATACTCGTCTACATTTTTTACTGAATCTGCAATAATTTCTTTTACAAAGGTCTGCATTGTTTGGTCTATCATGGCAAGTCCTGTAAATAATGCTTTGTATTGAGTATTCTGCTTTGCCATTTCCATTAGGTCATTTAAGCACATACCTTGTTTAATTTCCATTTTTGTTCCTACCTTTCATGGTTAATGCTTTCTCTACTGGCATTTTTTTAAGACGTTTGCTCAGTGCTTGCTTTGTAATTCCTATATCATCAGCCCATTTTGTTATAGATTTAGATTCGCCATTGAATTCTAAGTTATGGACTTTTGATGTAGGCGTTGTAGTATTTCCATTTTTTATCATTTGCTCTCTGTTTATAGCTATTTGTTCTTTAGCTTTTTCTCTTCTAAGACAGCCACAAGACTGTACACTTCCATTAAGTAAAGACATTTCTGGAACTAAAACGATAGAATGTTTTCTACAGTTGCACAAACATCTATGCCATCTTCCTATATCTTTTGCATATGATTTATCTATTGGGGGCTCTACATTTGGTTCGATTACCATTAATCTATTAAATGTGTCTCCTCTATTTATCATTGTTACCACCTCTAACTATATAACTGATTTGTGAAGTTCTTCTGAGTTGCATCGTCACATTCTTGCATGAGAGCCATTTCTGGATAAAATTCAAAGAATACTCTACCTTTGAATGTGTTGAATTTATTTTTAGCAAAGTGTACTTCAAATATCGGTTGTTTGAAAGGATTGTTGTTTCTATTAAAGTATACGCTGGCATTTTCACCTTTATAGTGAACTTCGTTATATACTAACAGAATTGCTTTTGCTTCATACTTAATCTTAACAGATTCTCTGATGTCATCAAGCATTGGTCTACGAATTCCGTTAATCTTTTTAAGTTCGCCAGTACATATCATAATTATGT